GTAGATAAAACTATTCTAGGTTTAGAATTTAATTTTTCACCATTCTCCCTCATACGTCTTATATATCTTACTTTCTTTTCTGGTGCATCATCAAAAGCTTCATACCAAACTTTATGTGTTTTTAAACCTCTTTTGTTTATTAAGTCACTCATGTTGTATGTAGAGTCTTTGTCTAAATATTTTAATTCTTCTTTTTGATAATGCTTCGGTGACATATAAGAGGCTATTCTTAATAGTTGTTCATAATTTATATACACACCTTTACGCACATCTTCCCAATCTATAATTGCTTTGTACAAATCTTGTTCTTTGTTTGTTTTAAACTTGTTCTCGTAATACAACCCTTGTGAGTATAAGTGATCTTCTAAATCATTTAACATAAATCTAGTTCTAGCTAGCACTAGCCAGTTTCCTTGTTTCATGTTAACCTGTTCAAAGTCATCATAATATGAAAGCAATCCTCTTTGTGTTTTTGGTCGCCACTCTTTTGGTAATCGGTTTTGTATCTTATCTACTATGCGTGATGCCACATCATGAACTACCTGCGGTATTCGGTATGACTGTGTCAACTGCATTATCTTTCCCGTCTGTGTTATAAAACTATCTACATCTGCACCAGCCCATCTAAATATGGCCTGATCATCATCACCAGCAATAAACGTATCCCCTGTTTTATCCCATATTGACCTTGCCATATCCCATTGGGATAATGATAAATCTTGTGCTTCATCTATAAACACAACATCAAACTTAGGTGACTTGTCAGATTTAATAAATTCTGTAATCATGTCTGTAAAATCTATTAGCGTATAATCTTTTTTGTATTGATTAAGATCAGATACAAACTGTTTTAGTTGTTGTATTGTTATATCTTGTGTGTGTTCTTTTAAATTATATTGTCTTTCTGGTGTAATATTACGTAACTTAGCCATTTGTACAATACGTAGTAAATCACTTTTAGTTGTAAATAATCCTGTGTGCTCGTTATCGTATTCGTTGTAATCTAAATTATAGCCAGTTTTGTTTCCTAAATCTTCGTAGTGTCTACGTTGCATTACATCTTCTTTCTTAATACCAAGTCTTCTAAACGCTAGAGAATGTAGAGTTCTAAAATATGGAAGGTCATCCTCTGATAAATTAAACTTAGACATAGCTCTGTCTCTAGCATGGTACGCAGCTTTTTGTGTAAAAGAGAAGTATCCAATTTTATCTGGATCTGTTTGTTTTAAATATCTATCTACTTCGTTTAACAACGTTGTGGTTTTACCTGTGCCAGGTGGTCCTAGTACAATTGTTTTCATATAATATCCTTAATCTTATTTTTTATCATAGTATTAAATTTAATCTCTTCAGAAGTTAAATCCTTGTGTTTATGGGGATCAATCATTTCATACTCTCTATTTCTAAGATGAAAATCCCAAAAAGCTTTTCTTACAACGTTGCCTTTTTCAGTATCTTTAAGTTTCCAACCTGTGCCGTTATCTGAATAATAAACATGGTTGGTTTCAAAATTACCATGTTCAGGATATAACATCTTTATAAAGTCCTCTTCTTTCATATCTATCTTATTTAAAAATTTTAAATAAATGGTTTTAAACTCTTTGCCATCAACGTGATGTGCGTCCATTCTAGGATCTATGTTTGGCCTATATCCCTGACTTTTTTTCCAATTTATTTTGTCATCACTTATACAATGTTGTAGTGCCTCGATCACAGCCGGTTTAGGTTTTAAACTTTCATTCTTATGTCCATCTCCACCAAAACAAACTAATCTCGCCACCGAGAATGCATACATTTTTCCAGGTTTATCTATTACCTTCATTAAAAAATCATTACCGTTTTTATCTTTAAAAGATATTTTACCGTCAATTGATCTCATGGTTTTAACCATTTTATAAGTTGGTTTTTCAGTCCAAAACTCTAGTCTAGTTCCTCCACTAGCCCCGTAAATTTCATGATATGAAACTTTTATTTCTATTATTTTATCTCTTTGTTTTCTCCAATTGTTTTGAACCTGTGGTTTCAATGGAGAATAATAATATTTATCCATCATATCTTTTACGTGATTTGTTTCTTCTTGATTTAATACATAGTGTAAAGGCCATGACTTTTTCTTTTTTTTATAAAATTCGTAACAACCTTTTTTAGTGTCAGGTTCTCTTCCAAAAATAATATATTTTTTTCTTGTCATAATAAGTGTGTCATTAGAATGGTAGCAATACAAATCACAGTAATGATTCCCATATCATCGTTATATGATGGTCTCCTCAAAACGCATCCTCCTTCTTAAACTTACGTTCTTTTATTTTTATTTGTTCTTTCTCAAATTGTTTTAATCTTATTACAGATAGTTTCTTTTTTCCTATGTTCATTCTTATGTGCTCACAACCATTGTGTTCTAGTAACCAAAACAATGTCATGTCATACTTCTCTGTCCATTTGTGTCTGTGTAAAAACTTGTGATAGAAATGTGTAAATATAAAATGGTGATGCGTATCTTTGTTCCATACGTTACCAGCTTCCATATCTTCTTTTGTTGCACCTTCTGCTGTTCTGCTAGTGCAATAGTTCTCCAGGTGTTGAGATAGCTGTTCTAGTTTAGAAGCACCAGTTGGTGCCTCTATTATTTCTGGATTAGACATTAACAATGCAACCATGTCTTTATAGTCCTTTGGTTTTATCGTTGGTGGGAACTTATGTATTTGATTCATACATGCCCTTACAAATAATCTTTGTTCTTGTAGTTCCTCTGCTTTTAATTCTACTCTTTCACCGTCTACGTTTAATCTAAATATCTTTGGATCTAACTCTACTATCTGTAAATCAGATAGTTGTGGAAACAAACTTTGCGTTCCTATTCCATACTTTCTAGTTTTGCATAACTGCTTATCACAGTGGTTACACATTGGTTCTTCATTACATTTAAAACCATAGTCCTTGTTATCTTTTCTAAATTTTGTAATTTCGTCATGCCTAAATGGGTTTACAAAGTGTTTGTAATTAAACTCATCTAGTTTATCAGCCCAGCTATCTGGCCACTTCTTTTTTGCATACACTCTAAATTGAAACATAACCCTATCTCTACCATCATCTAACTTTTCTTTAGTTAAAGATTCTAAACAAGGTGGTCCGTCATCAAACTCTGATGGTGGTCTTTCTATTTTTAAATCTTGTAATTCTTTTGGTGTGAGAGCACCTACTTCTACAGAATTTAAAAAGGCATCTATTTTAATTGCTTGTCCTTTAGAATCAAAGCAATATCTTGTTGTATTTTTATAATTAAAGTATGGTAAATTTAAAAAATTTCCTGTATCATCTTGCGATTTTAATTCAATTTGTTTTGGAAATACTTCAGCGTTACCAAATCCTAACACAGCACTCAAAGACACTAATTTATCTCGCATTAGTTTTGCTGGGACGAAGTCTGTTGTAAATAAAAATATATGTGCTCCACCACTTTTTGATCTGCAGACCCAAAGTGGTACACCCACTGGTAGTTTGTTTAAAAGTTTTCTGTGATCAAGATTATATTTATCTACATCAATACAACCCCATCTACATTCGTTATTCTCGTTAATAGGTATGATACCTAAACTAGGTTCTATACCATTGAGATGATCCTCCCAATGTTTATTTGTTACAGGTTCTCGTTTAACAAACGATGTACCTTTTATTTTGAGTCCATCGGCACCCTTCTTGTCCACATAGGTGCAACCATGTGCTCGCATTAATCCTGTAAATATCTTTCTAAAAGCTTC